AACCCCCTACTGCTCTTATCGGTAGGTCAACTAATCACCATCACTGGTTTGACTGGAACAAATCTCACTACATACAACTCCAACTTGTATGGAACAAACCACTACGCCATCACTTCCCTAACATCAACTACTTTTGCCGTAGCGTCGCAAAACTCTTCACCAGTTTCTGCCACTGCCCAGTCTGGGGCTTTGACATTTAGTACATACGGATACGCCAGTTACGGTGGATACGGAACTCCTACATCAACAAGCACGACTGGCGGTGCAGGCGGTCAGTTTGGAGGCGGTGGAAATGGGCCGCTCGGTAGTGGTGGTGGCGGAGCATTAGCGTGGGCGAACAGCATTAGCGTGACGCCCGGAACCTCCTACACAATTTCGGTTGGAGTTGGCGGTCAAGCACCGTTAACCACCCCGCCATCTCACTCCCTTGTTAGCGTTTCGGGAGGTGCTGGTGGTGCTGTTTACACATACGGAGGTACGACACAAGTTTTTTCCGTTGGTCAAACCGTCAATGTCTCTGGCGTAAGCAACTCATCTTTTAACGGCACTGGAATTATTATTAATGCCGTAGGTGGCTCATCGGGCGCATGGACATTTACCAACACCGGAAATACAACCGTAGGAACCGGAACTGGTGGAACAGCAACGGCAACGATTTTGTATTCAGGAACCGATGGTGGTGGCGGTCACGGTGTAGTTAGGATTATGTACGGCAATACCCGAGCCTTCCCATCAACCAACATCCTCTAAGGACATCGTGACATTTCCAAACCACATCATCGGCGAACACCTCTTAGATGAGAGTGGGCTACGAACGCTCAATCTTTATGCGACCAACGATGGTTATGTTGATATGACGAAGGGTGCGCTATTGGCGACCGCAACTAGTAGCGATAACTATGGCGATGCGATGGTGCAAGGTATTTCAGCAGATGACGATTTGTTGAGCATTGTCCAATGCGATTGGGCGAGCGATAGTGCTGGCTCGCTATGGGTGCGCGAACTAGCATCATCAACCCTTGCGATGAACGAGGTAAATAAAGGTATCGCTTTTATTGGAGAGTTTGCGGAAACGGTTATCAGCACTGGTGCCGCTACTCAGGCTACCGATTTTTTGCAGCCTAATTTAGATATCCCCATCGTAAAACTTTTAGTTCGTGGTGGGGCAACGGCGTATCACGGCGATGGGCAGGTTTTTGTCGTAGTTTCCATAAAGGCCAAACCATCACCAGTCATCTCTATCCGCGTAGCAAATGCCGTTCTTGATGCGATTTCATCAACTATCACTTCTCTCGATACGGACAAAGTGCTCGGTTCTATTTCGGGGAACCCTAGCGAACCCGGAGTGTGGGTAAAGAGCGATACCGATTCACCACTCAAAGTTGCGGTGGCGGGTGGCATGGCGCATATCGGAAACCCAATGGTTCCGTGTGTAGTTGATGTTATGGCTCTCGTAAACCTAAGTATTGACCTAGATGAGCAAGATAGCCTAATAATCCCATGTGGAACACCCGATAGCCCATTATCGGATTTGGCTAGTGCCGGAATCACCATTGACCCTAAGGTTTTTCGCATCGCTTTAGCAAAAGAACTTCTATCGGCACTTCAACCCCTACACACTACGCTCGGCCAATAAGGGCAGGATTTTCCAAATCTCGTGGCAAGATAGTGGGGAACCAAACCCGTTAGGAGTCAAAAGTGGCGCAGATTTACACCGATGTCGGCCTAAACCTTATTTTGTCGCAGATGGTCGGCGCTCCTTCGGCCCCTTCTACCCTCTACACCTATTGTGGTTTATGGACTGGTTCGCTTCCCTCTGAAGCGGCGACGATGGCGAGTGGAATCACCGAACTGTCGGCTGCGGGATACGCTCGCCAGCCCGCCCTCTTTACTTCGGGAAACATCACCACCGCAAAGAGTTGGAGTTCCTCGCCTACCGAAGGAACTGCCGGCCCTATTGCCGCTACGACCTCGAGCGCGGGTGCGAACGGCTACATCCTCGCCCTCGGAAACTCTTTCAGCACCGGCTCTTTTTCGCTCATCAAGCCCGGTATGTATGTAAACATCGTCGGTGCGAGTGGTGGAACCACCGGAACTGGCGCAGGAACTTTATTCATTGTGACCGCCGCTTCGGGAACTACCGTGACCCTCAACGCTTCGGCTAGTGGTTTCACCAATGGCGCAGCCGTGACCATCGGTGACGCAGTTTCGGGCCAGAAGGTCACATCGTCATCGGCCCTAACCTTTGGACCGGCGCAGGCTTCGTGGTCATCTGTGGGTGGCTACTTCATCGTGGCTGCGACTACATCAGCAGCGGCCTCGTCGGGAACCACCGGAACCCTTGTGTACGCCTCAACCTTTGCCGATGGCTCAACGCCGACGCTCGCCGTCAACGACACCCTCAACGTCACGCCTACTTGGTTGTTGAGCGCGTAGTCGGGGATGGTAGGGGCTTATGCCCATTATCTCCCGGCAATACTCAGTCTCAATCACCTACTACAACGGTGGTGGAACGACTGCCTTTGGTGGTTTATACGACCCGACACTCAGTCTCGGTATCCAATACTCAGTTATTGGCATCACGACCCTATCCGAAATCGGCGTTTCAGCACGAGCCAACCTTGTATCCAAGGTTTCGCCGTCAGTTCTACTTGATTACGCAGTAAATACTCGTAATCGCCTCTCTTTTGCCTTTCCCGAAACCTACTTATCGGAATCGGCTATTGATGTTCGGAACCGTGTCGCCAATCCCACAGCGATTTCTGCTGAAACCAACTTGTCGGTGGCAACCAACTTTGGAACGCATAATCCGGCATCTCTTTCCACTCTCGCCGAAGTCGCCGTCAACAACCGAGCCAAATCATCAAACGCATACTCGGCTTCGTCACTTATTTCAGCAACCGATGGCGTGTCTAGCCGCGCTCGAAACGCAATTTCGGCAGTCTCGGAACGCCTTGCGACAACGAGTTCCAAAGTTCTATCCCATGTAAGAGCGACAACTACTTACATTTCCCTTGTGGCCACCGACGCTCGCAAACGAACATCCAAAAAGTATTCCTCATCTATCCAATCACCAAACTCGGTAGGGGCTTCCAACCACGCCTACAACGAGGTCGGGGATAGTGGCGCAACGCCGTTTACGTTTATCTATCCCCATACGACTACTAATGGTTTTACCTTGACCGGAACGCCTATTGCTGGCTCAACCACTATCACTTACTTCATACCAACTGACGGTGAGTTTTTGGGAAGCGAGTTTGTTTTCCAATACTCGGGCGGTGGGTCAGTGGTCATACCTATTTTGTCACAAATTAGCGAAACCGTTACGCGCACCGGTGCGCCGTATTCCTCTGCCACCCTTGCTACGCCACTACCTAGTGGTTTGATTTATACGAGTGCTTATGTCGGGTATCCCCCTTACCCACCGGGCGTTGAGGTCACAGTTGATACTCGAGCAACGGTGATGCCACGTAGCGTATCTGCTAACACGGCCAACTTCCAAACTTCGGCAAGGTCGGCGGCGTTTGTTGCCACAGCCGTTTCAGCACTAAACGAAGTTGCCGTATCCACTCGTGCTACCTATAAATACTTTGCGATTCCCGCAAGTCTTATTCCAAACTCGGCGAGTTCATCTTTCTCCACTCGCACTCATATCGGCGTATCAGCAGAAGTTATTGCATCGGCTTCGTCAAGGTTGTCAAGTTATAGCAAGGCTCCGATTTCCATCCTCACGGAAATCCAAACCTCAAAACGCTCAATAATGGCTACTCGTCGTGGGGTAAGTGCTGAAACAATGGTCCAAACTTCTAAGCGCGCACGAAACTCCAATAAGACTGGGATTACGCAGGTGCAAAACATCGCTTCATCACAACGCCAAAGCGCAAAACTGCGAGCCGTCGCATCAGCACTTAGGGAAACCGCAGTAGGCGTTCGCTCTCTCGCCCACTCGGAAGTGGCCTCTAGTTCCCTCTTTGAGGTAGCGACATCGACCTACTTCATCCACCTCATCATCGTCACTGCGCCGATTATTTTCCAAGATGCCTACGACACCCTGACGCAGCAAGATGCCGGTCCAAGCAGTTTTGCTGAAACGGCAAATGCCACCTTTACGGAAACGGCGGCCCCTGTGACTTTTGAGGATGGTGGGGTATCCTCTTACTCTGAGAGGAAATGGAACAATACCTAATGCCCGACACTTTGGAATACCCCACACCCGCCGCTTCGCTCCCCGATGCGAACTTTCTCTGGCTTGATTCCACCGGCAATCCCCTTGATTTCAGCACAGGTTGGACTTTCCAGATGAAAATCGGCCAACCCCCGAACCCCGCGCAAATCATCAAGACATCGGGCATCAATGGGTTTACGAGCATCAATGGTTCATCCAACCTCGTTGTCGTGTGGGCTCAAAACGAACTCTCGAGCCTCTCGTCGGGTCGTTGGTATTTCCAAATCACTGCGACACAAACGGATGGAAGCGGGTATCAGCGCATCCTCACCGGCTCTATGCGTTTTGACTTCGCCTCAATGTAAGGGAGAGAACTATGTCGTGGACCTACTCAATGAACCCCGGCTCATCGCCAAAGGACACCGTTCGCTACCTCATTGGTGATACGAACATCGACAACCAGATGGTTCAAGATGAGGAAATCCAATTCAACCTCGCCGAGGTGAATAACGAACCGTATCGTGCGGCTTCTAATACTTGCTACAACCTCGCCGCTTACTTCACCGGCCTTGCCCAAAGCGAGAGCAAGAGTGTTGGTGGGCTATCTATTTCCAAATCTCTGGGCGACCGAGCGCAGCGTTACGAGCGTTTGGCTAAAGACTTGCTGATTCGTTCGCGCCGCGTTGCGCCCCCGACAGGAAATGCAGACCCACGCGCTCTCGGTGCGGAGTTTAAGATTCCGGGCGAGTTTGACCCCTACTACGCCACTCCGAATACGTGGCCGAGCGATTCAGTCACGGGTGTCACCACGACCTACGGAACTGGATACAACCCCGATGACCCTGCTACGGGCGGAACCGAAGTTAGCGAATAATGTACGAAACGCCAGAAATCGCAACTACGGGCATTGACCCAGACCTTCTGGCGTTGATGACCCAAACCATCGTCGTTGAGAACATCGTGGCTAACCCCGGTGTCAACGGCACAGTGGTGTTAGACGGCTACGGTCGCCACGCAGTCGGTTCAGATGGAACTAGCGATGGAACCGTCCAATACGGAACACCAATAACTATCAAGTGCCGACTTGAGTATCAGATGAAGGTGGTCCCCGGACCAGATGGGCGTGACCGCTTTAGTTCTGGCCGCGCCTACCTCGCTGGCTTCTACCCAAACATCACCACCGAAGCGCGCGTGACCGTTCCAAACCAGACCCAACTTGCGCTCAAACATCCAGTCCTTATGTTTATCGAGAATAACTTTGACGAGAATGGGTTAGTGGGCTACAACACGACCCTTCACTTTGAGTAGGTGCTGAAATGCTTACGGCAACTGCGACATTTGACCTATCCAACTTCCAGCGCATCAAAAAAATCGTTCCGGGCGTGAGCCTCGTCATCAAGGATGCCCTTGACGAATACGCCGAAAAGGTGCTTGCTGAAAGTCAAACCCTTGTTCCGGTGGAGACTGGCAACCTTCGTGATAGTGGCGAGATTGACTATATTGATGTGGGCGGTGGCAACTTCCCCCAAGTGGCTATTACTTACACTGCTGATTATGCCCTTTACATCCACGAGGACTTACAACTGAACCACCCCAACGGCGGTCAAGCGAAGTATCTTGAGCAACCGATGAATGAGGATGCCCCCGAACTCATCAAAAACATCCAAACTCGCATCACCAACTTGATTATGGGCGAATAATGACGAACCTTCTAGATGCCTTTGGAACTTATTTGCCGACGCAAATAACTGTTTCCAAATACGGAACAACGCAGGGTCTTGTGCTCGGGCAGAACCTTTTTCTCGGTCGCCTTCCAGCCGAAGCCCCTAACTCGGCGGTGCTGATACAGCAATACGCCGCTGGCGCACCCACCTTTACGATGGGAACTGCGGTCTTTGCTCTAGAGAACCCTCGTATCCAAATCCAAGTGCGAGGCGAACCCGAGGATTACCCCGGAACATGGTCATGGACCCGAGCCATCCAATACGCAATGGGGGCGTTCACCTCAATTACGACGCTTGACGGCCTAACTATTTTGCGCGCGGAACCCACGAGTGCTCCAAATCCGCTACCTTATGATGATGCCAACCGACCCAAGTTCACCATCAACTTCCAAGTCACAGTCGCGCCCTACTGAACTTGAGGCTCTTAGAGCAACCCTTCTAGCGGCCAAAACCGCCGCTATCGCATCTATTCGCGCCCTCGAGGTAGTGGAAGCGTTTATCGGTCATGCTGAACCCGAGCCGATAGTTGAGGTAAGACAAGAGGGATGCCAGCACGACAAGGCGATTGAGTTTACGACGCAGGCCGGAACCTTCCGTGTGTGCGAGTGTGGTGAACAATGGCAAGTAATGTAATCAGGGTATTAGTATCCGATTTATTGTTATGTGCTAAACTAGTGTTTGGTAAAGGAGATACCAATGGCTAGACGTGAAACAGCAGTAATCACTCCCCACTACACGCCGACCTATCAGGTGGCTACCGAGTGGGATGGCATACAAGTAGGCGATTCCGTCAAGGTGGCGGGCGAGCGAGGCGAGTTCACCTTCGTTAAGGTCCACACCCGAGATGGCGAAGTCACCGATGTCATCGTTCACGGTGGCGTTTACGGTCACATGACCATTCGAGCCTTCTACCCCCACCGTGTTAGCAAGGCAACTCGTCGTAAGCGCAATATCCGAAAGGCTGATGACCAGTAGGTTTTTCCAAACCTAGTGATACGATTTGCCGTAAAGCAACTCCACTAGGGAAGGCGAAAATGGCTAAGGCGAAGCAGGTGGCGTATCTCGTTACCGACAAGTCACCATTGTCCTACAACGGCAAGACCGCCGCTTGTGGGGATATCGTCACGGACATCCCCGGCGAGAGCGTTTCGTGGCTTCTCGCTGATGGCTTTATCCAAATCTCTAGCAACCCTGCGCCTGACACTACATCAGACTCCGCACCAACCAACGCTACGCCCGATGCGAGTGCTGAAACTACCGATGGCGGTAGCAACTAATGGCTACGACTACGGCTCCTGTTTTTCTCCACGGTAAGAACACTCGGGTTATCTTTGTAAATCCGACCTACACCGGTGCAACCCTTATTGCGAACACCACTAGCGGCTCAACGCAAATCGTCGCCGTTAGTTCGACCTATTCCGTGTCTATCGGCCAGCCCATCTCTGGCTCTGGTATCCCCTCTAACACCACGATTACGAACATTATGGGGCAAACCATTACCTTGTCTGCAGCGGCCACCGCAACGGCTTCTGGCGTGTCTTTGACGGTTTCTAGCACCGGCATCGGCTATGACATCTCGCCCTTCTTCAATGATGTCAGCGTCGCGTTCCAGCATATGGCTGACGAAACTACAACTTTTCTCCAAAACGGCTTTAAGACCTACATCGCCGGCCTCAAGGAAGGCACGATTACGATGTCGGGCTTTTATGACGGAACCGTATCTGGTGTGGACTCCATCCTCGCAACGGCGGTAGCCAACTCTGCTGATGAGACTGCCATTGTTTTCCCTGCTGGCGGCATCACTGATAACGAGTTGTGCTTTATGGCGAAGGTCCTCGAGACTAAGTATGACCTCAAATCGCCCATCTCTGGGATTGTCACTGCTGAAATGGATTTGCAGGCCGATGGCGGCGTATGGCGTGGGCGAGGTAAGTATCTCACCGTGTCTAGTTCGGGCAATACCCCTGCCTACACGCCGTTTCCCGCGGCCTCGGCTGGCACAGCATCCACTACTAATGGTGGTCTTTTAGTTCTCGGGATTGCATCAACGACTGGCACCGGCACATGGTCATTGGTATTTCAGCACTCCCAAGATGGAACCACATGGGTTAGCGGAACGCCCCCTAACACTGGTGGCAACCTTGTGACCGATGGCGCTATTGGCGCTCAAGTGACCACTTTGACCGGAACCATTTATCAATACACGCGCCTTGCGTACACGCTTACCGGAACCGGAAGCGCCACTATCTACTTCGGGTTCGCCCGATACTAGGAAAGGAATAGACCATTATGGCTACTTCAACCACTTCACCTACCTTCCAACACGGTAAGAATGCGTTTCTCGCACTCGGTTACGATGTTGGTCTGACCGGCGGCGTGTTGGTTCAGGCGACTACGACCTCAACCACCGCCTCTGTCGCTATCTCGGGCGCTGGAACCGGAACGCTGCTGACCTCAAATAACGCTATGACCTACGCGGGTGCGGGTGCGAGCATTTACGGTGCGTTTATCGGCCAGACGAGCACGCTCACGACTAATAACGCCCTCGTGGGTGCTGTTCCGGTCTATGGAACGGCCTTGTCCTCAACCGCGATGACCGTGACCTCGGCTAATGTTCCCGCCATCGCTGGCACGAACAATGTGACCCCGATGGTAAACATCTCGCAGTGGCTCAACGATGTCTCTTTCCCGCAGGCTATTGAGGCGCAGGAAACTACGACCTTCTCTGCATACGGCGTAAAGACCTACATTATGGGTCTTAAGGGCTACACCATCACCTTCGCGGGCCACTTTGACGAGAGCCTCGCTTCGTCGGGCTACGCCGGTGGTATTGATGCGATTATGGCCGGCATCATCAACTGGCAGAACGTTGGCAACTTTGTTCAGTTTGTGTATGGTCCTGCGACCCCCGGTGCTTTCACCGGCCTCACGGCTGACACGAAGTACTACGGTCAGGGCATCTTGACGAAGTATGACCTCAAGAGTGGCGTAAATAACATCGTGACCTTTGATGGTGAAATCCAAGTGTCCGGTCAGGTTTTCCGCACTACACTCTAGGCAAACCCTAGTTAGGAGCCTTTCCAAATGTCACTTCTGTCCGACAAGATTTTTGCTACCGATGACATCGATAGCGAGAGCATCTACATCAAGCAATGGGATGTCACCCTTCTGGTGAAGTCGCTCACGGCAAAGGCTCGCGCGTCGATGATTGACGCTGCGATGTCGAGTAGCAACGGTCAGTTCAATGTTCAGCAGATTTTGCCGGACCTTGTTATCCAATGCACCTACGACCCCGAAACGGGCGAGCGCGTGTTTTTGGACAGCGACCGCGAGGCAGTGATGGCAAAGGCCGCCCCTGCGATTGAGGAAATCGCTACCGTTGCGATGCGCTTGTCAGGTATGACCGACGAGGCGGTGGAAGCGGCGGGAAAAGACTCTTCGCTAACCCAGAGCGTCGCTTCATCTTTGAGTTAGCAGAGAAGTTGGGGAGAACCGTTAGCGAACTACTTGACGGTTCTCCCTCGCATCGGCCACTTTCAGCAATGGAATTGACCGAGTGGCAGGCAGTGTGGCAGATACGAGCCCATGAACAAGAGCAGGCAATGAAGGAAGCGAGAAACGGTTAGCAATAGTTAGTGGAAAGGTGGTGGTGAAATGAGTATGGACCTACGTGGCCGCATCCTGATGGATGACTCAAGCGCCAAGACCGCACTAAATAATGTTGCTGACGCCGCCAACCAAGCCGCCGACAAGATTATTGCGGAGTTCAGCCGCGCCAAAGAGTTCATCGGTAGGACTATTGGTTTCGTTGGCCTTGCTACGATTTTTGATAAATCTATTGAGGCCGCATCACGGATGCAGGCTCTCCAAGCCACTCAAGCGACACTGCTGACGAACCAAGGCGTTGCGAGCAAATACAACCTCTCCATCAGCGAGAAGCAGTATGAAACTAACCGCGCCAACGGTCAGTTCACCCAAGACTTCTACTCAAAGATGTTGGATAGTCAGGCGACCTACCTCTCTATCCAAACTGGTATCAATAAGGCACAATTAGTTCAGGCACAAACTCTCGCCCTAACGAATAGCGACATCGCCAAACTCGTTACTGCGGGTCCTTTGGTTGCCGGTTCTCTCGGTGCGGTCAACGGTCCGCTTCACGGTATCCACCAGAACTTCCAATTGTTCCTAGCGGATGCCACTAACCTTTCAGCAACTATGGCTGGCGGTCACGGTGGCTCGGTCACTTCATCGGCTCGTATGTTAGGCCGTATCTTGTCGGACCCTGCTCGTCGTATGTCGGCAATGACTCGTTATGGTTTCACCTTGTCGCAAAACGAGCAGATGCGTATCAAGACTTTGGAAAGCACCAACGGTCTATACGCGGCTCAGGAAGCGATGTTGGCGGCCATCAACAACCACATCAAGGATGCTGCTCAAAACGGAACATCACCAGTTGAGCGACTCAAGAATGACCTACAACTCGTCTATACGAGCCTCGGTCAAGGGCTCTTGCCGTTCTTTGATGCCCTTGCTAACCAAATCACGGGCTTTGTGACCAGCCTTTACCCTTTGTTCAAGGATGTCGGTGATGCGTTTGGGCAGGTCCTCAATATGGGTGGTGCGGCTCTCGGAACAATCATCACCGCTATCAAGCCTTTGATTGACCTCTTTACTAATTCATTTTTGCCCGCCCTTATCGGCGTTCTCCAACCGCTTCTCACATTGGCATCAGCAGTGCTTGAACCTATTTCCAAAGCACTTCTAATCATCGTCGGAACTGGCTCGGGTATGAATACCTTGTCGGGCATTTTTGCGACGATGGCGGCATCTATCTCCAAGAACCTTATGGTCGGCGTAAATGCCATCGCCCAAGCGTTTCAGCAAATGGCAAAAAACGGAGCCTTGACCTCAATGATGAAGTCGTTGGTTGGCGTTTTTGCGGCCCTCGAGCCGATTATTCCAAACCTCGCATTGGCTTTCGGAAACCTTCTCGCTGCCGTCGCACCGCTACTCGTAGCGATGGGGCCGGCGTTGGTGAAGGTGATGCAGGTATGGGCAGACCTTTTGGTTGCTTTGGAACCCGCCCTCATCGTCATCATAGATGCCATCGCCAAACTAGTGACATGGATGACTGGCAATAAGGGGCTAACCCAAGCCATCGCACTTCTCGTCGCCGTATGGTTTACCAAGAGTATGTTCCTCACGCCGATTATGGCGATGGGAGAAGGTATTAGTGCTGTTATTGGCAAGGTCATCGGGTTAGGCGGCGAACTCAAGAGCGTGGGTGGCATCATCGGCTCTCTCGGCAAGACTGGTGGCGGTTCATTTGTCCAACGCTTCAAGTTGGCGGGTGAGGCTGGTGAAACAGGTTTGAGCCGTCTTTCTACGGCGCACCACTTACGCACGAAGCGTTCAGAAGCGTTGTCTCGCGACCTCGCTACTCGCGCAGAGCAAATCGAAAAGGCTCGTGCTGAACGCATCGCTACCTATAAGGACAAGTTGGAAAACGGCATGTTCAAGAAGCACGCCGCCAAAATGATTGAGAAGTTAGAGAAAAAGGAAGGCAAGACATGGGTAGAACGCCTAACCAAGTCTGCTGGTCGCGACCTCGAGGAAGTCGGCAAAAAGGGCGGCAAGTTCGGTCTGCTGAAACACCTTTTTGGTTTTGGCGGTGCGCTCGGAAGTATGGAAGTTCCGAAGGTCGCAACGGACCAACTCTCTGCGACCAATAACCTCGTAGCGGCTTTGGTGAACCTCACAAACGCCATCAACTCTGGTGCGATGGGCGGTGGCGGTAACTCTATTGAGAACCAAGTCAAAGACAAAATTGAGAATAAGGTCAAGGAAGAGGTCAAGAAAAAGGCCGAAGGCAAACTCAAGTCGTGGGTTGAGAATAAAGTCAAGGGCAAACTCGGCAACGCTCTCAAGAGATTTGGAAAGTTTGGTGCTGGTGAAGCCGAAGCGGGTGGCGAGGCGGTGGCCGAAGGTGCTGGTGAAACAGCACTCGTCGGTGGAGGCGAGGCCGCTGCTGAGGGTGGAATCCTCGCCGCTGGTGCTGCGAGTGGGGCCGCCACATTGGGTATCGGTCTAGCCGTTGCTGGTGTGACCGTCGCCTATATGAAGTGGCATAAGCAAATCAACCACTTCATCGGTCAGACCGCACATCACATTTGGAACGGTGTCAAGGATGTCGCCAAGTGGGGTGACAAAACAGCACAGAACATCGCCCACCATGTCGCTAACGCTGGTAAGGCAATTGTTCACTTTGGTGAAGGCGTTGCTAAGCATGCGTGGGATGGAGCAAAACACGTCGCTAAGTTTGGAATGGGCCTTGCCAAGTCGGGTCTAAAGGCTGCGGGAACGATTCTCCACGGCGTAGGTAGTGCTATCGGTGGCTTTTTCGGCGGTCTATTTGGCGGTGGCGGTGGTGATTCGCACTCTGGTGGCAACGCCTCACACATACAAGGCTTAGGCAAACTTAAGGAAATGCACTTTACGGGCGGGGCTCTAAATGTCCACATCGTCAGTTCGTCGGAGAAACTCGGCGTGGCTATGGCTCGAGGCATAGAGAAGCACAAGCGGCCCATCGCATCCGAAGCGGCGATGCGCAATGGCGGTTTGGCGGGTATTGCCGCTGCTGAAATGGCGTTGATGGTTAGCAAGAAGCGTCAGGCCGAACATCGTGGCGAAATCAAGGTCAATATTGAGCCGGGTTCGTTTGTTGTCAATGTTCACGGTTCTATGGACCACGCCACTATGAAGGAAGTCAAGCGCCATGTTGGTGAACAGTTTAAGGAACTCGAGCGAAGCCTCAAGGCTTTAGGCAGGTAAAACTTCCAAAGTAGCGATAGAGTGGGGTGCTAATGAAAACCCTCACCTCTACCCCGACTAAGGCCAAGATTGACCCTAAGTATTGGGTTATCAACGGTGCTCCCGATGGTGCGACGGCGCAAAACGACACGACGCGCCTTAGTTGCTCGGCGGTCCGAACTGCTGATACAAACATCTATCAAATCCACGTGGACAATGTGGCGAAGTTTTTTAGTGGGGTCACGGGTCTTTCGCAGGATACCTACGCTGCGCCTTATTCGTATTCACCTAGCGGCCTATGGTCATCGTTTCTGCCTATTTACGCCTATAACGGCGACAACTTCGTATTCGTCAATGACACCAACGGATTTTCTGCCGGCCAAGAACTTATAGTTCTCGAGGGCGATAGCGCCACCGGAGTTTCACCAGCCTTTTACTCCGAATGGGGTCAGGTAGGCACAGCCGGCCAAATCCCGACTATCAATAACAACAGCGTCACCTACTACTCCGATGCCACAAAAGTTCCTACGCCGGCCAATGTTGCCGCAGGAACCGACACTAGTTTTTATCTCACATGCTCTCCGGCCACGCCGACAAGCCTCATCACCGGCCTTATCCCCGACTGGTCAGTTGATTATGTCCAGTCCGTAAATACGACAACTAATACCATCACACTTTGGAACGCCGCATCTGCCGTGAGCAGTTGGGCCGTTGGGCAAATCGTGGTCAACCAAGATGGCGTGTATCTCGGAACTATTACGAGCATCACCACTTCGGGCGGCTACACGGTTCTCGGATTTGGAAACACGGCATCAACGGGTATGTGGTCATCGGTGGACCCTACGAGCAACCTAACTGGAATAGAGGGGCAAAATAATATTTACTCAGCATCCTCAACATCTGGTAGCAATACCCTTATTGGGCCGTGGAATGGCACTGGGTCAAATAATGTTCAGATGGTCGCTGGTTCGGTAATCACCTGCCAGACATCTGGCGTTTTGCCCGCAAATACGACGATTACGGGTTCCTACGCAACCGGAACACTCTTTGGAACTGGTGGCGAAACCGACTACCTAACACTTAGTAATAACGCTTTGCTCACTGGTTCCTATACCTTCCAAATCAGCAAGCCTATTTTTGGCTCAAAGATTTCTACTGATATGGTCGGCGGGACAATCACGGCTATTTCTTGGGTCGGCGGTTCCTACACCATTACAGCAAACCTCGCACCCGGAAGTAATGTGGTATCCATCGGCCAAATTGTGTGGC